AAGATTCAGACTTAATGTTATGTCCTTCATCTTTCAGTTCGCAAACTCTCGAAGTCAATCTCATAATTGAGTAATCTCTCAATGCATCAATTGGTGTTATCGAACCTATTTCTTTTAAATGTCTTAATACTTTTTGTTTTTGAGTCAATTTCATAATTCAGTTTTTTAAAATTATTATTTATTAGTTTTTGAGTTTCCTCATATTGCTGATAATCTGTTATCAGGTTTTGTTGCCTTTTCAGGTTTGCTTTTTGCTTGTATTCTTTTAGCCATATATTCCAATTTCGTACATTGACAAATCCACCAGCTTCTGAGTTTCTTATACCTTGCTCAAAAGCATATTGCACTTCATCTAACTCCATAGAACCATAGTATCTAGACAAATCATCTACTAAAAATTTAGCCATAACTACAATTTGTTCAGTATCAGGTCGTTGTCCTAGCATCATATAACACTTGCTTAATAAATCTACACAATCTATATTTAGTTGCTCTCTATCATTAGAGAACTTATACCATATTTGTCTAGTTTTGTCTTTCATTTATCATATTTCTAGCTTGTTGCCACGTATCTATACTTTGTTGCACCTTATTTTCTTTTACTGGTTTTGCTCTTTTCATCCAATTTATTAGTCTAAGTTTTGTATTCCAAGTTTGTTGCAACTCAAATTTCATTTTAGTTTTGGACTTATTTGTTTCAGTCCAATATGAAATAAAGCTCTCTAAGGCATTTTTATCATAGCCATTAGCAAACACCTCAACTTCATCAATAAAGTTGCTTAAACGCTCAAAAATAGGTGTTTTTGGTGCATTATTGCTATCTATTTGATACTTACTAAACTTAATTACCTCAACTATTGTATATTTTGTAGTGCTTTTTAGTTTAATATATTGCATACGTTGTAACCTGTTTAGTCTATTATGAACTGTAGATGGTCTCATTGTTAGTTCTTCAGATGCACTAATACGACCAGTGATAAATTGTCCTGTTTTTAATTTAACATCATATACATTTTTGTCTTTTGTGCCTGAGTTTGCTCTTATCAAACACCATATAAATACCTTTAATAATTCAGCATTGCTAAATACACCATTTTCTATTATCTTTCTATGTAGTTTAATCCAACCCTTCATTTATCAGGTTTATTTCAGTAGTTAGTGTTTTTTTCTCTCTCTCTAAATGCACAATACTATTTTCAATTTCCGATAGATATAACATTTTAGATATTTTATCTTCGTTATCGAAAAGTTTGTCATCTAAAGAATTGTAACGATTATATACTTTCATATATAATTCGTTATATTCTGGATATATTCTAGCATCGTTTATATAACTGTAGTGTTTTTTTAGATAGTAGTAGAATGAGCTTCTATCTCTTTTCAAAAACTTAACTATCTGTGATTCTTTTAGACCTACTTCAGCCATAAGAAAGTTACTGAATACCATCCTTGCTAATACAAGGTCTTTTGTTCTTGTTCTACCATCTAAAGCACCATCATCTAGGTCTGCTTCATCTTCGATTATGTATCTAATCTTTCTTATTTCTTTTTGTATCATCTTCTAATTTTATTATTTTACTTTCTAAATATTCTATGTAATCTATAACTCTCTCATCTAGTTCATCATCGTTTTCGTATACATAGTTTGCAAATTTGTCTGCTGGTGATAAGTCTTCATCAATATATTGTTGTTCATATCCATCTCTATCAGACATCAGTTTCCATTGGTCATAATTCATATTACTTGTTTTTTTTGTTTACGTTTCTTTTTAATACCACAAAACTTTTTGCATTTCAAACAATACCAAAAGTATTTGCCTAAAATATCAAAATATCTTTTAGCATATTTGTCTTTGCAACAATTACTGTAGTATTTATCACTATATATCATAAATTTATACATCCATCTTCAATGACTAAGTTTTTCTTTTTACGATACTTATCTAAAGTTTTCATACAATACACATACAAACCTATAAATACATATCTATCGTATGCATAGTAATTATCAGTACTTTCTATTTTATCAGCCAAGTCTCTTAAAGACTGTATAAGTTTTTCTTTTTCTTCCATAATTAAAAAGGTAAATCTTCGTTTTGGTTAGGATATTCTGCAACAATATCTTCTTTAAAAGTATTATTAGCAATATCTTCAGCATATTTTTTTCTAGCTGGGTAATGGTTACCTACAACATATGCCATAAGTTGTGTATACCATTTGTCGTTGTACTCTCTACAAGACAAATTAAACTGTACAACAACATTGTCACCAGCTTCTTGTGTTAGTTGTTCTACTTTGTCTTCACCAAACAGTGTAAAACATAATGTACTATTATATTTCTCGCCAGTGTCAATGACAAAATCTCTTTTCACCCACTCTTTTCCGTTCTTTGATACACCTTTTTGTATATCGTAAATTCTAGTTATAGTTCCTTTAATTTCCATAGTATTAATTATTTATTATTTGTTTAATTAGTTTCAAATCGTTTTGTGGTATTTCTCTATATAACCAAGCACTTCCATATCTATATGGATTGTTAGGACTAAACTCTTTGTCATATAATAAATCTACCTTTTCTAGTTCGTTACAAGCCCAATCATAATCTTTATATTCTCCTAATGAGTTTAGGTATTCTGTTTGTCTAGGACTACCTGCGTTCATATCATTGAGATGATACTTTTGCCATAACTTAACTATAAGCTGAACTTCTTTGTTTTTTGGGTATTTCTTTGCTATTGTATCTAAACATTGACCACCGCCTTGGTAATCCCACATTCTTATATGTCTACAATACTGATAATCATACATTCCTGATGCACTAAAGCACCAACCCTTGTCAGTATCTTCTAGTTCCATTTCTATATAAGAACTACCTTTTTTGTGTTTACCACCTAAATATATTTTTCTTTTCATAATTGTTTTGTGAATTTCTTCCATTGTTCTCTACAATCTCTTGGGTTATCGTTTTCTTTTAAATGAGATATTATTATCTCAGCAGTTTCATAGTCTAATGTTTCATAGTCTAGGTTTTCATATTCAAAGCCAATAGATGATGTGCTCAACAGACTCTCAATAATGCTAATCTGTATGAGCGTACATCTATCGTCAAAAAAATCATCAATCCAATCACTCATTCTTTAAAGTCTTCTGATTCATCTTCGCCAAAGACACCAAGCTGGTAGAAACCTGCTAATTTTAGTACTGCTCTGCTCAATGCACGTTTCTCTGCCATTTCCATAACATACCACGTATTACAATTACCAGTCTTGAAATCACCTTTCAATGCACTACCAAATGTTTGCATAGGTTCTGCATCACCAATACGTGCCATAGCTTGTACAACTGCAAAATTTTCTTTGCATTCTATTACATTGTATTGTATTTGTATATCTAATTCTGCTTGTATTCTCTCTATACCACTACGTTTTATAATAACATAGTGTTGGTGTCTAAATACGTCTGTTTTAGCAAGTCCATATTCCTTGAATAGAACTGCAATTTTGTTTTCGTTTTCGGTCATCTTAATAAGTTAAAGTTATTATTCCTAGTATGTCAAGTAGTATTACTAATGCTGCAAAACCTAGTCCTACAACAAGTGATATTTTAGTATCTTGTTTCATATTATAGTCTGTTATATTGGATAACTAAATCTTTCATAAGCTCTAATGATAGCTTATAAGCCTCTATTTGACCTTGATACCATTCTACAAGAGTTTCGTTATCTTTTTGTTTATACTCTACTTGCTTTTCTTCTGCGTTTTGTAGTAAGTCTTCTAACATAGATAGTTTGCATCTAGCGTGGTAAGTTACATCGCCTAGTTTGACTTGTTCTACTTGTACTCTGCAGGTTTCGTTATATATTTCTTGAAATTTGTCCATAATTGTATATAAAAAAAGCTAGGGTATTACCCTAGCATAGTTATTATTTTTTAGTTTTTTTTGTATCTCTAAGTTCTTTTTGAATTTCTTTAATGTAAAACTCCATTAAATCATTGTGATATTTATACATATCAATTTTTAAGATATTTTCAATAGTCAATTTGTCTACCTCTTTTTGTACTCTTATAGACGCTTCTTTTAAAATGTTCATAGTTTTAGGTTTTATTATTTTGAATACTTAGTTAATAGTTTAATATTATTTCTAATTTGCGTATTTACTTCTTGAACTTTAGCATATTGTCCAGTATCGTGCAATTCGTTTCTATAGTCTATTAAACTATTTGTTACTTTTTGTAAATCGTAGAAAAATTTTTTTGACATTGTTTTGAGTTTAATTAATAATTTGTTTGAGCAGCGAATATCTAAACTATTTTTTTATAAAACAAACAAATAGTTGATAACTTTGTCTTATAATCTAGTAAAAAAAGTTTGTAACTCTAATATATATATATATACTTACTATAAATATAATTATATATATTATATATATTCTTTTATTATTGTTTGTGTTGGATTGTTCACCATTTGTTGTTTGGCAAACTTTGTAAGAAGCTGATTATCAGCTTAATGACATAGGCACTACGATTGGTAATGTACCATTATTTAATACTACACCGCAACTGACTATATATTTTTTAGTGAAATTTTTAGCATAAGCCATAGCATAAGACCTATCGTCTACACCGCAACCAACTTGCATCGCAAACAGCTTGTTTTCTTTATTGCAATACCAATCTACATACGCTTCAGTATGTATGTGTCCTTGTACAATTGAAGTATGCCACTCTCTCAATCTTTTTGTTGCACCTTTGCCACTACTACCAGTGCCGTGTACATAAGTTACATTGTCAATTTTGTGTTCTTGCTGAAAATCCCAACCTGATGTACCTAAAACTTCACTGTAACTTCTAATCCACTTATTAGAAACGCCACTAGAAAATGCCTTGCGACAAATAATCGCATCGTGATTGCCTATGCATACTTTAGCTTTAGGGAATGCTTTGTGCCATTTTTGTATAACTGCTATTGCTCTATCTAATTCTTCACCTGCACCATAGCCGTCTGGTGTTGGCTCGTGAAAACTAGAATAATGATTATCTATAACGTCACCTATCAGCACTACTTCATTACAATGATATTCATCATATACATCTATACAGTGTTCTAAATAGCCATCTCTAGTAAATGGTGCGTGTAAATCACCGATAACTAAAACATTACGATTATTTTTTTGTCTTAGTTTTAGTATTATTTCTTCTTCAAATGGTTTTAATCTGTATCTATTGTTTGCCATTGCGTACTTTTTCAAGTCCTCTTGAGCCAAAATATGCACCTATGCAAGTGATTAATACAATTTGTAGTAAATCCACCCATTTGTCAGCTACAACAAACTCTATGGCACCAGCATCTATGAAAATAAGTAGTGTAGTTGATACAACAAGCCAAGCCAATACAAAAGGTCTAATACTTTTAGCTAACCAATTATCACTTTGCATATCGGCTTGCCATCGTTTTGTGACTTCTTGCTCAATCACTACTTTATTCTCATTTAAGATGCGTTCAAACTCATTTTTGAGTGTTAATTTTTCTTCTTGTGAAGTTACAATTTCATCAATTATTTTTGAACTGTCACCTAAAAGTTTTGAAAAGATGTTTGTTAATAAAGCCATATAGAATTTACTTTATTTTCGTCTAAGTCGCAGTGTATGAACGTCTTAGCCACACCAATGCGTGTAAAACCAGCCATCACTAAACCTCTTAATATATCACCCCTATCACCACTATTGTTTACTGCAATATCACAAGCTAGACCTTTAAGATGTGAACTACCTATGCGACCACCTACTTTTGCATTATGTGATTCAGACCTATATCCTGAAGTGATACGATATGGCACACCTGATATTGCTCTAGCTTCATCAAGTTTGTGTAAGAATTTTATACACATTTTACCACCTTGCTCTTTTGGTAAACCTGTACCTATCTCATCAGGACTATCAAATTCCTCAAAATTAAAATAGTTTAACATTTTATAGTTTACATTTACAATGACCTATACAAATTTTTTTGAATGTCACATAATACAATAAATTACATATAAACTTTTTCATTTTTTGTCTTTTATATATTCTAATATTATTTTTATTTTCTCTTTTATATACTGCATATCTTTTGCATTATTTTCGTGATATTTAGAAAATTGTCCTTTGACTTCATATATGCTGAATATAAAAAATTTATAAAGAGCATAACAACTTCCTAAAAGTAAAACTAGTGTTATTCCGTATGTTTCTACTAACCTTAAAATATCTTCCATTATCTTCCTTGACCTCTATATTTTTTTTTATAACCTCTTTGACTGACACTTGCATTTTTGCTATGTTTTCGTCTTTTAATTTTACTTTTTTTTATGAAATTAGATAGTAATTTTTTAGCCATTATTTACGTTTGTTTCTATAGTATCTAAACCTATCAATTGTATATGCTATAGATACGATAAGTAATGTAATTTGAAGTATTTGTTCTACTGCAGTAAAACTAATACT